CCTGAAGTAGCAGTTACGATGCCTGAAGCACTAATGTTTGCAGCAGATACTGTAGCAAAGGTTGAGATTCCTGATGACTTAATATTACCTGTTACATCTCCTGTAACTCCACCAACGAATCCTGAAGTAGCAGTTACGATGCCTGAAGCACTAATGTTTGCAGCAGATACTGTAGCAAAGGTTGAGATTCCTAAAGAATTAATATTACCTGTTACGTTACCAGTTAAACCACCAACAAAACCAGATAATGCGGTTACAATGCCAGATACATCTGCATTTGATATGAATATTTTTGAAAATGTTGAAATTCCAGCAGAATTAATGTTGCCCGTTACATTTCCAGTTAATCCACCGATAAATCCGGCACTAGCTGTTACAATGCCAGTAAATTGTCCACTTCCAACTACATCAAGTTTAGATGTTGGGTTTGTTTTGCCAATACCAACATTTGTGCTGGATTCACCAGAAGTAATTCCAATATAACTTGCTGCCGAATCTAAAACTAAGTAACTTGCAAATTGAGATAACTCTCTGTTAAAAGCCATGGGTCCTCCTTAAGGATTTTTTAAATGAGATATTAGCCGTCTTCGTTTGCACTAGGCTTTATAATTTTATTTAGAAATTTTACCAGTTATCTAAATTTACTCTTTTCCAAGTATTTGGGGAAACACAAACATAAAAATATGATGAATCGTTTGCGGTTTGTCCTGTCGATCCTGACGAATTTGATGTTTGTGGTGCTTGCACATGATTAACCAAATTATTTCCTGCGCTTACTGTATTATATGAAATAACATCAACAGTTTCTCCACCATAACACGATTCATTTACTGAAATCGTATTTCCATTACTTGCTGTAAATTCATCACTTGTTAATCGTACACCATTAATAAAAATATCAACAAATCCCACATTATAATTTACATTAAACGTTGTTTGATTACTGGTTGCGACGAAAGTTGAAGAATTGCGAAGAGTTGGTAGACTGTTTCCTAAAGATCCCCAAGTAACTCCAACACCCGTTGATTGTAAAAATTGTCCATTATTGCCAGTAGTATTTGCTGCACTAACAGACCCATAAACATCTAATGACGTAACAGAAGTTATTCCAGATATTTTGGCATTTCCAATTACATCCAGTATTTTTTTATTGTTTGTATAATTTCTTATGCCAATATTAACTTTTGGTTGGCGATTGCTTAAAATTTTCGGCATTTTACTTCAATGTTTCCAAGATACTTGCAATTAATTTTAAATTTGAAGAATTGTTTGATGAAACGACCAAAGAATCACCAGATTCTAAAATTAATCTTCCATCCAAAAGACTTACTGTATCATTTTCGGGAATAACAAAATCTTTTACAATTTCAGTAGTTGTAGATGATCTTTTATGCGAAAAAGTAATTGTATATGCATCACTACTTACATTTGCAACTTGTGCAAGTAAAACAACTCCAGCATAACCAACAGGAGCAGTGTAAATTCCAACAGGATTTGTAGAAGCAATTGATGTTACAGTTTTAAATACGTTTAATGCTAATGCCATAATATTAACCTCCTAACGCAAGAATAAATGGCGTTACATTTGAAAATAAACTTTTTACGTAAAAATTTCCAGAAATAGTTCCTGTTGATTGATCAATTAAAACACCATCCCCAATTCGATAGTTTCCTGCTTGATCTGTACTAGTATAAACAACTAGACCACCATTTCTCATATCCACCTCATTTGCTTGTATCGGCACTCCTCCAGCACTGGGCAAAGATGATGGTAATGATGTGCCAGATCCAATATATTCAAAAGAATGCCCAGATCCTAAAATTCTACTTTGTTTAAAAAATGAAACTGTGCTTCCAATTCCAACAGAATATGGAATTTGTTCTGATAAAGTCACAGTGCAAATTCCAGAAGCGGGTTGAGTAGAATTTTCTATGATATAATATTTTTGAATCATTGCTGCACTTGCTGTTGCTGTGCTAATTCCAGAATTGGGTGAAGATATTGTAATTATTGGTGCATTTAAATATCCCCTACCATTTGATACCATTTCAATATCAACAACAGACCCATTTTTAACTGTAGCAACAGCTTGAGCACTAACTCCCCAATCAGATTCTGGAGAAGAAATTGTAACTATTGGTGCATCAGAATATCCAGTTCCTCCAAATCCAACGGAAATAGACTTGACTTCATAGTAAAGTTTGTCCAAGTAAATAACTTGTCCATTGTATGGTCTATTTGTTCCAATACCAGAAATTGTAAAAATATTATCACCTGCTTCTATATTTGCAGTAACTATTCCAACATATTTCAAATTACTTACTCCATCAGCAACTAACCCATAGTTGCCAAAAGATGAATTTGAGTTTGTAAGATCACATGCACCACCAGATCCACAATAAATTGCAGTATCGCAGCAAATTGTAAAAAGTGAAACTAGTTGAGCATACCCTTCATTTGTAATTGAAACTCCTATTCCACCAGGATTAAACTGAGTGAAGGAATCTGTAACCATACTTTTTAAATATCCAGAAGCATGATTACCGTTTATTTTCATTCCAATACTATTTGGAATGAAATTGGTGCAATTTCTTACATATGGAGATTGTGTAATTTGAGTTATGTTATTTGGATTAAATGCTACAATACCACACCCCGGATTTGATGGTCCAGTAAAAGAAATATTTTCAATATAATCTCCAGAAGAAACGTAAAATAAATCACCCTGATTTTGTGGAATTATTGATACTTCTCTTAAACTTTCACCAATAATACTGATTTGCTCTGGCAAAACTATAGGGTTATCCTCTATATAGTTTCCAGCAGCAATTTTAATAATAGATCCTGTTGTTGCAATCGCAACTGCTCCTCCGATAGTTGCTTTTGCGTCTCCGAGTTTGAGTCCTGTGTTTGTGTCGCTTCCGTCTTTTGTGACATAGATTATATTTGTAACAGATGGTCCAGAGCCAAGTCTTACGACATCAGTACCTATACCACTTCTTTCTCTAATTGTGTATAGTTCTGCATCGAATGTATTAAGACCTAATTCTCCTAATAATAGTTGAGCAGTTGTTGGTTTTCTTCCGGCAACAGAAGATCGTTTAATTCGTACTAATGGATCAGTCATTTAATTCATGTTTGGTATATACCGAAAAAATCTGATATGTATCAGAATATTTTACTTATTTATAATCTTCATACTTAGACAGTTTTTCCAATAACTCCTCATTTTTTGTTTGGAGTTGTTTAATTTGAGTTTCAAGAACTATATTTTGATTAAAGAGCTCAAAAGTTTTCTTTTGATACGCTGCTATTATTTCTTTTAAATCAGAGTCTGTCATAAAGTTTCAAATAAAAAGGAGGATTTCTCCTCCTAAAAAAGATATTTAGTTGTTTATTTACACACTCAGAATGTGCCGCAATCAATAGTTATATTTGTTAAATTTCTAACGCCATTTGTGCAACTAATTACTTGAGATTGTCCGGCACAATCATTAACCCATAAAGATCCAATCTCAATTGGAGAATATGTTGCAACTGTTAATTGTGGATTTGAAGTTCCTTTATTGTCGGAATCAGGATCTAATGCTTCTGCAAAGGTAAATCTTTTATTTGTAGATTCAAAAATAACAGCAGATTTTCTTGCAGTTCCAGAATCTCCATAATTGAATAAAACGCCCAAATCCCAAGTTGTTGTAGTGGTTGCAGTTCCTGCAACTCTTCCAAGCTCTATTGTGCGATCTTCTACAGAAATTGAAGTCGTATTAACTTGAGTTGTCGATCCATTAACAAATAAATTTCCAGAAACTGTTAAATTGCTACTAATTCCAACGTTTCCTGTAGAATTTTCAATTGTAATCGCCGCAGTGCCATCGCTTGCCTTAACATTTTGTGCTTTAATATTATCAACGCCTAAGGTATTTGTATTTGGATTATATAACAGCTCAGAGTCAACTCCCAAAGTTTTTCCAATTCCTGATCCGGCAGAAAAAATAACATTATAGTTTTGATTATCTGCAATTCCAACAGTATCAACTAAAACAGATCTAGATGCCGTTGAAATAGTTCCAGTAATTGATTGATTGAATGTTGCAATTCCTGTAACTAATGTATCTGCCGTAATATTTAAAAATCCAGAAATGGTGGAAATTCCACTAAAACTTCCATTTGTAAATGTAGCTGCATCTGTGACTGTTTCCCAAGTTAAATTTCCAGATGCATTAGTTTTAAGAAAGTAACCGTTAATTGGAGTTTCTGGAAGAACATAAGTTGTAATTCCAGATAAAGTATTTGGAGATTTTAATTGTATCTTATTAATTCCACTTTTATCTACAAAATTAAATCCAAGAGAAGTTGTACCATCTTCTCTTGTCCAATATCTATGAGATCCAAAAAATTTATTACTATTTGTAGTGCTGTCAATGCCAACAAAAAGATCATAAGAATCTGTTGTAAATCCTGGTTCTCCAACTCTAAGACCAGGAAGATCTACAAATAGACCCCTTTTAAACTGAATAATTGGCGCTGACATGATTTTTTTTATTAATATAATTTATTTATTAAAATTGTCCAGCATCAACGTCAATTTGATTGTCAAGATCTGTTTCTAATTGGGTTACAAATTCTGGTGGTAAAGAAGAATCATCTACTGCAACTTGCAACACGGTGTCTGCAGGCACCAAAATATACCTTTGAAGTGTTGCATCGTATGTTAATACATACTTATCTTTTTGGGGCAGATTTGGAACAGAAACATCTGCTAAGTCTGAAAGATTCTGTGCCACTACGGTTCTTTCTGAAACTACTTTATAATTTTTATTTGAGCTGACCCTAACAGTAAATTCTGCCATGGCATTCTAGGTCATACAAACTTATTTATGATATAGAAGCAGTCACCAGGGCCATTCCCTCAATTACTCTCGATTTAAGTCCAGTATTATTGGTAACAACAACATCATAATAATATCTTCCTGGAGAGATTTGACTAGTTATACTGTTTGCCATAGAAACTGTTATTTGCCCAGTAGCAACAGTAATTGTCGTTGAAAATGAATATGATGTTGTTGAGGAAGGAAATTTTTTTAATGTAGAAACAGCACTACTACTCAATAAATTATAAACAGTTTCGTCGCTGTTTGTTATAGTAAAAGTAGTTGAAAAATCTGTTCCTTGCTCAATTGCAATATTGACTGCTGGTACTGCCATTTTTTGAATTATTTATCTTGATTGATTTGTTTTGTTTTTAATAATTTAGATAATTCTGCTGTCGATCCGACAAATAGTGCATTTGTGACGTTTGTAGGAGATTTTATATCTCTTCCTTCAACATCTTTCAAAGTTTTTTGAAGCGCCATTAACTTATCTGCAACATCTCCAACGTTTTTAATTAATTGTCCAGCAACTTCATATGCTCTTGGCATTTCACTCTCTTGAGCTAATTCCAAAATTCCATTAATTGCTTGTTGTCCTTTTTCAATTAAAGAGTAAAGATTTCCTCTCGTATAATTATAATCTTTTAAAATCTGATCTTCAATATTACTAATAACCTCGCTCTCATTAGAATCAATTATTTCCGATGCTTTTACATCAATAATTTTTTCCTTTGTTGATTCTTCGTCAACTTCAAAAGATTCGTTTAATTTTTTGTATTTCTCTTTCATAATCACATATCTTCATTTTGAGAAGCACTATATTCTTTAAAATCCTGGAAAAATGTCGTAGTCTCATTGAATCCAAAATTATCTTCTGGATCTATTAATACATCGTCATTTGCTGTAATTAAATTAATTGAAGTTCCTGCCACATGTGCAGTAGATATACTATTTTCATATCCACGTATGACTACTAAATTATTTGCATTTACTGATTCAACATACATTTGCTCAGTATTTACATATATTCTATTTCCTTTGGAAATTGATGTAGCATCTCCTACAGAAATATATTTCGTTAAATCATCAATATCTATTGATAATGTTGTTGTGGCGTCATTGTCATAGTCTTTAGTTGCTCTAGGAGTTACCGAATATCTTAATTCCCTCTTTTTGGAATTAACTCCAGACATATAATCCAAAGTTGCTTTTTTGATGATGTTGTTGGGTTCTGCAACTGGACCATAAAGATAAATTTTCGCAGTAAATCTTAAAGTATAAATTATTGCTCTTCTTTTTGTAAAATCTCCTTCGTATTCGTCTGTAAAAGTTACAGACTCTAAAGTTATTGGAATATCTTTTTTATCGTCAATTAAATCCGAAAGATCTAAAGTTAAGTTATAATTTGGTTGAAAGTATGGAAGAATTTGCTCAACAATTTGTAAAGCATCTTCATTTAATTTTGCAAGTATATTTAATTCAAATTGTATATTATATGGCGTCGGCATATAAACTCTTTTATTTGCATTTGAAATAAAAGTTTGTATTGTTGTAGATTTTCGGGAAGAATCATAAGTTAATCCAATCATTTCAAATGACATTCTTGGCAAGGTCATTTTGATTGGTTTTAATGCAGTTGGATCCTGCTCAATTCTTGCCAGAAATTTTTGTATTGGACCATAAGCAAGCGGCACTTTCAAAACACTCACGGTTTTGTCGGATTCGTTTTTATGATGAATCTCAATTTGATTGAATATATTACCAAAAGAAATTATGGTTTTTTTGATAATTTCGTGATAAAAGTATCCAAACATTTTTGTATTATCCTTTACTAATATTTAACAAACTTATATCTCACCAAAAGGATTTTTTTCCGTAAAGTCTACGATTAAGTCACCTTCATTTTCTAAGACATCATTTTCCGCATAACTGTCAACAACATTGAAAGTCTGCACATTGCTGATTGTGTATTTAGCTCCAGAAGAAGTGCCTGATATTGTTTGCCCAATGCCAAAGTATCCGGTTACAATTCCAACTCTTAAAGTTGATGTTACCGCATTCCAATCTTTTACTCTTGCTGTTGTAGAATTTCCAGATCCAATAACAATTTCGTTAAAAATAAATGTTCCAATTCCAACTAAAGATGGCGGACTAATTATTATAGTTGGAGATTGTGTATATCCTACACCAGCATTAATTATTCTAATTTGAGAAATAGTTCCTGCCGCAGAAACAATCGGTATTCCAGTTGCCGTTACTGCATAAGAAACATTTGGTGGAGACGAGAAAGTAATTAATGGTGAGGTTGTATAACCAGACCCTTGATTAGTTATGGTTATAATGCCAATTGATCCAGAATAAGTAGAAATTCCAACAGTAGCAGCAGCACCAGCACCCCCACCGCCAAGAAAAACTATTGAAGGTGCAAATGTATATCCAGATCCAGGATTAGTAATATAAACATTTGCAATAGAATATGCAGTCGTAAATCCAGATTTTGATCTTATCGTTGCAACAGCTGTTGCTGTTGTTCCTGCACCAGAGGGAGGAGAAATTTTAATCTGTGGAGCAGAAAGATATCCATTTCCATCATTCAATAATGTTATGGATTTAATTCCACCTGCAGAAATTGATGTAAATGCTGTTGCTGTAGTGCCAATTCCTGTAAGAGTTAAAGTAGCAATATATCCTTCATTTTCCACCACCTCATCAATAATATCAACTCCAGTTTCAATAGTTTCATCTTCATATTCAAACAATTCACATCTTAATTCATAAGTATAATTTTTCCCCAATTGATAAAATGGTTTTTCAGTCTCTACAAACTTAATTTCAAATAATTTTCCTCCCAAAGGAAAGAAAATTAAATCACCTTCCTTAGGTCTCGTCACCAATTTTATCTTTTGGTGATCTTTTAAAAGAGCTTGAATATACAGTTGATATCTTTCTTTAGAAATAATAAGTGTTAATTCATCTCCAGATGAAAATCCAAATTTTGATAATATATCCGAATTTTCCGCATATCCTTGATAATTTGCAACATAAGCTTCTATAGGAAATGCATGGTCAAATTTAGATTCAATGACTTCTTTTGTAATTGTTTTTTCTGTCAAATATCTTCTTGGCATGTAAAAGACTTCAACTCCAAACATTCTTAAATGTTCGTTAATTAAATCTTGCACTAAATTTTGCTCAGAAGGAGATCCTTGAAGAAAAAATGGGTTTAGCATTATCCTATCATATCAAGAGGAGGAGTTTCAAATTCATTAATCATTCTCTTCTTAATATCTTCCAACTCATTTAAAGCATCTTCATATATTTCTCTTCCATTTAATTCTACTCCACCAGGAAGTTTAACTCCCCTAAATTTAATTAAATTCTGTCCCCATTGCTTCTTAATTAATGAAGTCAGATACGGTTTTAAAAATGAATCATTCCAAACTCTTGGAGCATCTGACGGATCTAAAACCCTATAACAATCAATAATTAAATATTGTCCAACCCTTACTCCCGACCAATCCATATCAATGTATAATCGATCTTGCCTTTTATTAAATCGAATGTGTTTTTCTGGGCTTAATAAAAAACTAATATCCTCAAGATATCTTTTTACCATTGTATATGTTAAAAGCTCAACAGTATTGAAATAGTAAACATCATTAAGCATTAATTGATACTGTACATTAAACATATTTTGAGATATTGTATTATTGCCGTCTATTTTAAAAATTTTGTTTACGCCAATAACTGCAGGTGGTATTTGAATATAATTTGAATTTTCTTGATAATTAAAAGTTACTGCAGTGCCAACTATAGTTGAAGTTGCGTTGGTGGTAGTAATCCCTGCCGCTCCAGTAGTTGCTGCTCTACCTCTATCAACATCCTGTTGAGTTATTTGATATTTCAAATACATTTGCATGACACCATCAAAGTGCCTTTCTTGAAAATATTGAATGGCATCATCAACTAGATCATCTATTTGCTCATCAGAGACATTAATCTCCAATACAGGATACCCCAACTTTCTTTTGCAGTAGTCTACTAATTGTTGTCGGGTTGTTGGTTGTGCCATACACTAAACCTTTCGTAGAGATATTTATGAAATCTTTATTAAATTTTTCAATAAGGATTTAATTTCTCCAAGATCTTCATTTATTTGATTTACTTTATTTTCCAAAATTTCCATACGAATTTTTTGATTTTCCAAACTTTTTGTATGTTGAAGATGTTGTTTATAAGATAAATTATCAGTATTTACAATTGCTCCGCTACTCAAATCCCTATAAAGATTTGGTTTTCCTTCAACAGGTATTAAATTATTCATATTATGCCAAAGAAATTGCTCTAAGTTCTTTAATAAGTGGAGATTTTGATTGATCAGTACCTGTCATTATAATTTTAATTACAAATCCATTAAATGGCGGTAATTGATCAATGCTATATTCATAATCACTGAAAGAATTATCTATATTTGGATTTATTTGAATATCTGAGTTTCCTGTATTTCCAAAGGCGTTGATAACTTTTCCATCACCATCAATATTTTCATATCCTGGGAAAAATTCAAAATTTAAATTAGTATTATCAGAATCTTCTCTGTATACCTTATACATTACTCGAATGTCACATCCATTTGGTTTGTATGCACCAAACAATACTTTTAATGAAGTTGAAGGATTTGTTAAATTAATTTTATTTGAGACATAAGTAGCACAATTTGGATCACCAGAAGATTTTCTCATGAAAGATGCCAATTCACTATCACCTGGCCATACAGTGATTGGGTTATTAATCCTATTAGAAGTAAGAATCATACTTATTCTCTCCATGTCAATTACAGGAGAAACATTTGAATCTGAAGTAAATAAATCCATTGTTAAGGTAAAAGATTTGTTTCCAGGAAGATCAGTTAACTTACTATCCTCATTATCTTTAGATGCAATCAATCTCAAAGAAGAGAGGTCATTAATATTATTAAGTTGAATCGACTCAAATCCCTGATCAATGAAAGAAGATTCATTTCCATCAACACTAGTAGCAGAGACTGTTCTAATTCTAGACCCTATTCCTGTGCCCTTTGGTGTAAAGACATTTACGTTTGGTGTTATTGACGAAAATACAATATTTTGAGATGATATTATATAATCTCCCTCAGAATAATTGAAATTACTTCCAGATTTAGTTTCATTAAAATACAAATCTGGAATTCCGGAGTTATTATTACTTCTGGTTACACCAAACGTTGTGTCGCTCATATCAAGTTTAATATAAAGATCATCAATATCAATTGGATTTGGCACTGTTGCAAGTGGTGAAGTTAAATTGTGAATTCTATTGATTCTTCTTAAAGAAACACCATTAAATTCATATTTTTCAACTAATTCTCCAGCATCATGTGAAGTTGTAATATCAAGACCTGTTCCCAAAACTGAAGCATCAATACCCCTTGTAATTCCTGTAAGAGAAGATGTTGAAGTTGAAACTCCTGTATACTGAACCAATTCATTTTGAATTCTTACATATCCTGGATTTGTAGTAGAAACTCCAACGTTTTCAAAACTTGAGAATATTGATATTGAATCCAAAAGAATATCTGCAGTTCCTTTATCAATATTTTTTGATAATTTTACTGGTTTCAGATCACTTCTCATATTATTAATTCTAATCAAATTATTTGTAGAATACATACCATGATTTTGATTATTAATCATGAGATGAAGTCCATCAAAAGAATTATTTTGTTGGATGTAAGAAACAGTTGCTAATCCAATATAACTAGATACTCCAGAAATTGAAGTTGGTTGATAAGTAACTCTATTTCCAATGCAATTATCATAATTTCCTTGGACATTATCCAATAATAATGTATTAAATGATCCTAAAGATTGTACTGATAATCGTGCTCCAGATCCAAAAGAAACTGTTGTTGGTATTCCAACAATATCGCCAACTCTGTATCCATATCCACCCTCTCTGACTGTTACTATTCCAGCACCAGCAACGTCAAGTTTTCCATCCACAAAATACGCATCTACAACCAATCCAGATCCTTCTCCAGTAATAGTTGTGAGTTGTAAATTGTCATATCTATATGTTGTGTATCCAAATCCAACTGAATATGAAGTAAGTCCAAATCCAGATACATTAATCGTTGATACTGATCCAGCAATTCCAATCAAGTTTCCAGATATAGATTTATTAGTAATTCCAATACTTACTCCAGGAACAATTCCAACATAAATAACACTTGTGGATAATCCGATCTTAAGTTTATTAGATCTTGCATTTACAGTTTCTGGTTTAAGTTTTGCCAATGTATTATAATCCCCACCTTCTATTGGATTATAGAATGAATAAGATCCTGGGTTTGTTATAAACTCTGCCTTATATAAGGTAAATTTAAGATCTTCATATCCACTTGGTTCCCAAGTAGATCCATTTTGAGACTTAAATAAGGATCCAAGTGTTGGTTGTTTGGAAACAATTTTTTTAGTTGGTTGTGGAGAAGTTTTTGAGTTATTGATCGACACACTGCTGCCAGATCTTCCCCAATTTGAATCTGCTAATAAATTGCGTATTCTTCCGCCAAGAGCACCTTTCCAAACATTTTCTAGATAGTATCTAATATCTGCATCCGTAAATCCCTCATTCAATGCCTTCACATAACTTCTTCCACCAAAGAAATCGGTTTGATTTGCTGCATTTCCTGTTTCAGTAATATTTAAAAATACTCCTTGTTTTTCGGATGGGTCAATTTGGAAATCAACCATACTTCGTATTGAAGGAATCGAAGTAAAATATGAAAGTCTTCCAAAAGATGCCCCACTAATAAGACTTTGCACTTCCCATCCAATTTGTCCTTTGTATTCGTTTTCTAAGTAGAAACGAATATCTGCATCTGAAAATCCTTCTCTTCTGGCTTCTGTATAATCATAAGACCCAAACCAACCCGGAGCTCCCGGAGTATCATCAAATCCAGACATGCTCCTGAAAGAAAATTCTGGAATTGGATTATTAACTGATGGTACCATTCCTGTAAGATCTTCTTCGCCCATTCTAGAGATCCAAACTTGATAATCTGTAGAATCTGAAAGTATTACAATAGCATATTCTTTTTTATTTTCTAAGAAAACTGGAGATTCAAAATAAACTACAGTTGCTAAAGTTGCATCTGATGAAGTTATGATATTAGATGGCAATAAATGCACCTCAGAAAATGGAATAACTTCGGTCGAAGGCACTCCAGATGTAACAGGTCTAATTTGTACAATGACCGGCAAATTTGTAGTTGGTTTAGAATAAAAGTAAAGATCTACTTTTGTTAAGAAAATTCCATTAGGCTCGCCTACAATAAACGTTTGTGCCAAAGGATCAGAATAAACCTCTCTATTTTCTGTAAATGTCGATGTGGATGTATTTGTTACGGTTATTGATGATTGTGAAACAGATTGGTCTGAAGCCGTTAAAAGTCTTTCATCCGCAAAAGTTTCTTTTCTTACGTTTGCATTTCTAATTCCAAGATTTGTATCTTGAGAAGTTTGTAAAAGACCTTGAGCATAAAAATCCTTTTCAGCAAAACTATTTGTTGTTCCCGGAATTGGAGTTTCAATACTGCTATTTGATAACTTAAATTGCTTTATTCCAGTTTCAAATGAAATTGTTGGAGTGTTTGGTACAAAGAATGATCCAATCAAAGTGCCAGTATCATCGGTAACCAATCTTAAATCCTTTACTTTTGCTCTTGCTCCACTAGTTTTTCCAATTAAAATTGATGTTTTTACAATTCTTCCATGGAAATTTCCAATTGCTGCCTCTTGTAATGATGCAGTATCAATATTTAAAATTGTTGATGATGAAGTATAATTGCTTTGTAATGTAACTTTTTCTGTTGAATATGGATTTATTGAATAAGTTTCAATTGGAGAATTGTATGGACCAGTTTTATGATTTGGTGCGGATAATCTAAACAATCCTGTAAAACTACCCTTTGAAGATTCAACAGCAGTTATAGTTTCTCCAACAATAAATGTTCCTTCAAGCATACTGATTTCAATCAATTTTGGCATACAAAATCGACTTACGTCAACTTTATCAAAAAATGCATACATTTGTGAATAAGGTTTTAATTTACGAGAAATAAATTCAATATTTCTCGCTCTCATAAATTTTATAAATTCATTATTAACAATTCTTGCGCCAAGCATTTGACTATCAATCTGCTCAGTAACATTCCACCTAATACCTTCTCTATTTTGCGCTAATTTGGTGGTTACTGAAGTAGTTGCAGTATTTGATATTGTATTTGAAGATGTAGAAGTAGTTGCAAAAGTATCGTTAAAAACAGTTCTTATTCTTCCATCTTCAAAATTGCTAGAAATTTGTTTAGACGATGCTAATTCTCTTTCAGAAACAATCGTAGGACCTGCTCCAGATGTTGATGACAATGTGGAAGAAACCTCTACACCAATCCAATCAGTTTGCCACGCACCCCAATCAATTTGACTAAATCCAGTTTGTGGGTTTACATCCAACTGCTGTATTGTTGATTTGTAACTTCCCTCTATTGTTACTCTATTTGGAGCCAGTTTTCTTGTATCAACCCAAGTGTCAGAAGATGGATTTAAAGATATAATTCCAGTATATGAAGTTACTAAAAATGGAGTAACATTTTCAACTCTAGTTGCAAATGGATTGGTTACAAATTTTTTGTTGCTGTATTGAAGTGTAATTATTTTTTTATTTCTTTTTATATTTTGTCCAATAATTATTTCGTCGTAATTATAGTCTAGTGCGGCATTTGCAGTAGTGCCAATTCCAATTACAGACGATTGTCCAATCAAATCAATCGCTGTAGTATAATGTGGTGGTCTTAAATATCCTTTTGACTTATCTATACTTGCTTTAAATAATGGATTTGTTACATCATGAGCAGCATGAGATTTAAAATTGTCAACAAAGAAACCACACTTAAATCTATCAACTCCATTAGTTTTTATTGATAATGATTCTGTAGATACTTCTAACAATGAAAGTTGAGTATAATATTCTAAGTTGGCAATCCTAACCTCCAATCTAGAAATATCTTCCATTCGATATCTTTTATGTGTTGCATATGAAATGCTTACATCGTTGATATTATACAAATATGCGGGCAATGAAATTGTTGCTATTTCTAATAATCCATCGACATTTTTTGGAGCACTGGGAGAATCTACTGGGATTCCTCTTTGCAGTTGAAATACACCTTCTTTACTTAAAAATAATTTATCAATTCTTGGTAAATAATAAGAAAAACTTACCAAAAATGTTTCATTGGGAGAAATTTGATAGTTTGATGCTTGTCCAGATCCGGTAAATATTCTGGATCTAAAATCAAACGGCGAATATATTGATGAGTTACTATAAGAAGAAACTCTAGGTCTTATGTCAATAATATCTGAAAGTCTTCTTTTTGTACCATTATTTGGATAGGGTAATTTTGAGTATTGATCAGTTGGATAACTATCAACAGTGTAAACATCTCCAACATCAGAAGATTCCACATAATAATTTTCAAATATTATTTTCAGTTTTTTAGTTGGATTAAAATTAGAATCTATTTTTACGAGTCTTGAAAAATCGTAGTAATTACTTCTATATCCACAATCTAATTTATACTTAGAAAGAATATTTTTATCACCAATAGTTATTGTGCTAATTGTTCCATTTATTTGAGATTCTTCAAATGAAACAATTTCTCCGGAAACAAATCTAGATTCATTTCTATATACAAACTCTATAGAATTTGTTGATTTTGAAATTACTGTCGCAACGGCATTGCTTTCAGATCCAATTACAGATTCTCCAACAATAACATCAGTAGCCAATTTATTTGGACCAGTCAAAGAGGCTGAAACAAAATTCATTGTTGGAATGTTTGGCGAATTAGCATCAGAAGATTCAAATATTGCCAATACATTTGTCACTTCTGCATCATTCAAGCATATTTCTTTATCTTGAATTCTTGTGCCGTATATTGGAGAATATGATAATCCATCATTTAATGTTGTATTTCCAACTCCAGAAGAATTTTTTGATGATCTGTCAATGAGAATCGAATTGATTCTATTGACCTTTTTAATTTTTTCTTTTACTTTATCTTTTTTAACACTTACAATTAAAGTTGCATTAGATCCACTAGCAATTGAAAGATTTTTAATCTGCAAATTTTTAAATCCATTTGTAAAAATAAATTTATCTGCAGTAAGTGTTTCTACAAATCCATTGCTGTAAGTTAAAACATATCTTTGATTTGCATATGGTTGATATGTGTAATCAGTTTCAAGTGTTGGTGCTATGATTGAATTTGCGCTAAATGATGCTATATTATATTGTCTCTTCAATGAAATGTCGGTATTCTCAGTATCTATTGTTGAAACATTGGATTTTGAAAGGGGTGTTGTGAGGGATGGATCATCTGTATTTGTAATTTTGGAAAATCTAATTGACAATTCTGAAGTATTAATTTGAGAAGGAGTTGTATCTCCTTCACAAATTCCAGCAACTTTTGTAATTGCTGATAAACCAACACTTTTTCCGTCAGTAGATACTGAAGTAATTTTATTATATGTAATTGTTGAAAACCCTGCTCTAGTATAACTTATGATATTGCCTATCGTAGCAATTCCAATAAAGTTTGTAGTTGTTGAGGTAACAGTGCAAATTCCAGAATCAGGATCCTTTGCACTTATTGTAAATGAGGGAACTGTTAAGGTAAGAGATTCATTTGGAATATTAAGTGTTGGTTGAGTTTGACCACTTAAATCTAAATCTGCATTAAATCCTGCTGTATTAGTTGCTGTAGATCTATATGAATAGACAGAATAAACATCAGATAATTTATAGTCTCTAATAGACTTTACAACTTGCCCATAAGTAGAAATTCCACTTACAACAATTCCCTCATCTTTAACAAATCTACCAGAAACATCTTGAAGTATTAATGATGTTGAATTTGACACTGAGGACCTTAAAAATCCTTTTGCTCCACTGGTTTTCCCTTCAATTAAGGCAGATATCGGAAGAGTAATATTTGTACTCAATCCAACAGAAGTAAATGTTTGAATATCAAATACTCTTAATTCATAAGTTGTTGTAATTCCAGTGCTGCTAACTATACTATAGTCGTATGCTTTTGCAATTCCAATTTCATTACCAGCAGGAATTGTTTTGTCTGCTGACATTCTAGAATCTCTTAAACTTATATAATTTGTAATTGCGATGCCCACATCTGGCTGCCCATAAGCATTGTTTACAAACAATGATGGACCACAATTAAATGATACACCCTCCAATTCAACATTATTCGTTGATCTTGGCTTATCAATATCAATAAATGTTTGAGAATCTTTAGTTACTTCAAATCCTCTAATATACGCCTTTCCTGGAGAAATTTTATACGTTAATAAATTATCTGAAGGTGTATTTCCAGATGGAGTCAGTTGACTTTCTACAAAAAGACCATTATTTCCTATTCTGTCATTTAATGAATTTCTTGGATAAACATCAAATGGAGTAATATAATAATCTCCAGATTCATCATAAGTTCTTCTAGCTAATTCATCTGCAATAATACTATATTCCGTTTTATCTACAACCTTCTCAACAACACCATTATTAATTCTTAAAACTTCAATAAAATTTGCATCATCATAATTATCTAAGGATTTTTTAATAAGAGATGTTGATATTTTTAATCTATCTGCCCCAGGCGCAGCATAGTTAGAAAATCCGTTTGCATTATCATAAAGACTTTCATCTACATCTGCATTAACAATTTCTTCAGTTATATAAAGTCCAACTCTATAAGATGGTTTAGTGCCAAAGTTATCTAAAACAAGAGTTTCCGAAGAGACTCTTACAAAATATCCACGAATAAAATAGATTCCTTCCGAAATAAACGCGGCAGATCCAATATTCGTTGAATTTGAGTTTATTGCTTTTGCAAAATCTTCTCCTGCAGGAATTATATTAGAAATTCCAAAACTAATATCTGATAAAGTTGTTAGATTTTCATTGTCCCTAAAAATATTTTCTTGAAAATTGGTGCCAGATTCTTTATAGTCAATAAAAAGAATAACATTTCCAGTATCTGTATTTGTTGCAACATCTTTGATTTTTGCTGTAACTCCACTGACAGACCCCTTTATTTCTTTTCCAACTAATCTTGTTTGATAAAGATTGAGTGGCAACCCAGAAAATTCTGGCTCTACTTGCACACTTCTATAATTTAAAGTGTGCGTTATTGCTCCAGGAATAACTCTAGATCCTTCTTTAAAAAAATGTCTTCCAAATTTTTCAATTTGGTTTTGAAGAATTGATTGTAAAGTAGTTAATTCTCTTGCTTGTATTGAATACCCAGGCTTAAAAAGAACTTTATGAAAATCTTTTTTGGCATCAAAGTCATCAAAATATGGGGTTCTGTTTAAATTAGTTTCCTGTGGCATGGTGATTAAAATTGCAATATAACTTTGATATCTTCTTTTTGATTTGAAGATCTGATTACAGAAGGTCTGTTGTCAATATAAAGAATATTTCCAGAATACTTTTGTACTTCTGGATTTGATATTCCTTTAATAAAAGTTTGTCCCAAAAAGTAAGTAGTGTTATTTATTACTGTAGATACTCCAGGATTATTTGTTGTGCCAAAGGTATCTTGAATCAATAAATTATTACTACCACCATAAATTGTTAAAGATCCTCCAGTATCTGGAATTGAAGTAAAAGATTTTAATTCATATCCATATTTTGGAGGTATTGGATTATTATATGCATCTCTTCTACTAGAAATTCCAAGAGATTTTTGTTGCCAATATTTTAAAACTCCAGTTACTTTATCCCAACTAGCAACTTTTCCAACTGCTGTTGATCCAATTCCAATTGTTTGTGTAATTTGAGAATCTAAAATGTATGTGGTAGATGTTGTAAGTCCAGTTAATTTTAAAGCATATAATGCGCTTGCTTTTTGTTTTGTTAAAATAGATGTAGAATCATAAAATGTTGGATCTTTAATAATACCAATTCTGGCAAATTGATTTCCTGTTATAAAATCTGGATCTAAAGAATCATTTTCAAACCTAGAATAAATTAAAACTTTATCTGCTCCCAATTCCTTGTAAATATTGAATCCATGCCCGCCAGGAGGCGGAATAATGACATCAAATTCTGCGTCTTTATCTGAAGATCCATTTACAACTCCAGCTGCTTCTAAGTCAACAGTTGCATATGTATAGTTTTTTCCACCATTTGTGACAGAAACTGAAGAAACTTTTTGATCCTCTCCAACTATAACTGTGCAAAGACCATCTCTACCATTTCCTCTAAGGGGCACATTATTATAAGTATTGGGAGTATATCCCTCTCCCCTATTAGTAATAACAATGGTTTTTATTTGTTTGCTTGTTAAAGTATTATCTCTAACCGAAGCTGCATCTGAGTTTGTTTGCCAATTTTTTGGCACAGAAACATATTCAGTAGAATCAAATTTTACTAATTCTGATGGTTTTATCGTATACAAATATTTCCAAAGATATCCATCAGCACTAACCCCTGCTGGTCTTGGTTCTAAATCAATGAAAGTTGGTTCATCTAAAGATGGTTTTCCATTAACATTTTCTGGATTTGCTCCATTATTAATACAGATATAAACTCTATAGTCGCTATTTATTACGTAAAAATTAGAATTGTAAAGATTTGTTGCTCCGCTGTTTGGCGCGGGATTGGAGGCAGAATAGTCATGCCTATACATATCATAAGTTGTGCCTGATGACCAAGTAATCTTTCTAATTACTTTTGAAATATCTGAAGGATTTAATTTTTTAACCGCAATTATTGTATCCCAAATATCATTATATTGATCAAAATTATCGACCGGACTTGGAGTTGCAGTATCCCAATTACTATCAACTTCTGTTGGGTTTGGGAGACCCAAAAATACATAATAACTGCTTGAATTCGTTGATGCTATTCCTGTCAACAAATTATCAGAATTTAATATTCTAAACTGGTTTGTAATTATCGCAGACATTTAAAGTTTTTTATTTATTTATGTGGTATATAATGATCTCATTGGCGTAGATCTGATAATTAGTGGCGCTGTAGAGATTCCTGACAATCCATTTTCCAAATTCACAGAAAAACTTTTTGGATTTGCTCCCCTATTAAAATTGAATAATCTTCCCCAACTAAAATATCCAAAAAATTGACTATTACCAATTCCACTAAGATTATTATATGATTTTACACTTGTCGTAACTCTAATCAATTCAGTAGTATTGCCAATACCCACAGCATTACCAGAAATTGCTTTTACTGAAAATGCTTGATATACATTGTCAATATAAGTAGACCCAATACCAAGAACACTAGTGTTGTCATTAATTGATGTTAAACCATTTCCAACTGTAGAATCATAAACAACAAAATAATATCCAGTTTGAATGCCACTAATTGTTAAAGATGTACCAACTTGAGTTGAATCTCTAAATATCGAATCTTTTGGAATGTAAAAATCAAAAGTAATTCCTGTCGAAACGCCAGCAATTGAAGTAGTGCCAATACCACTAATTATTCCAAAATCTCCTTCATAATTTACTCCAGTAATATCTTCATATGTAACTGCTGGAGTGCTGATTAATACCTGAGGTGGATTGCTAGATGTATATCCAAATCCGGAAGTTAATATGTTAATTGAAGAAATTGTACCAACACCACTAATATTACACGTTGCAATACTTGAAGATCCAAAAGATGAAAGAGAAATTATTATTGCTGGAGAAGTAGAAAATCCTATTCCACCATCCAATACTAAAATTTGAGAAATTGTTCCCGCAGCAGAAACAATTGCTGTAGCAATCGCTGATCTTGCATCTGATTGATCCAATATTCTTATATTTTGCTTTCCTGGGGGGAGAATTTCTGGAGTATAGTTAAATAATGGCCTTACATTTTGAACAAAAATTGAAGTGCTTGCAATACCAATAGGTCTAATCAAATTAGATACTGGGAATATGTTTGCACTCAATTCTGGTCTACTTTTAGAAATTAAAACTTCATCAATATAAAAATCATCTTTTTGTTTGCACCATTCTACAGTTCTTATGATTGATGCATCTGAAGTAATTCCTGGACCGAAATATTGAGTTGTATAAACAGAATCTACTACAGAAACTTCTGTGACAATTCTTTCGTTTTCTGTATAAGAATTCTTTATTGATCTTAGTTGATCAACTAATTTTAAAGAATCTCCGATTTTAATTGTTGGAGATACAGAAACTTCTCTGACATCAGAATCAGATCCTTTATAAAATACGGATTTAACAGTATCTCCTGATTTTGGAGCTTCTAAAAACTCAATTTGAGATCCGCCATCAAATTTATAAGATTCCCCCGGTACTTGTAAAGTATCATTGACAAATATCAACAAATTTCTATCCAATTGAATTGGAGATCCACCCTTGACAACAAAATTCGAAACCACACCATTTTCTTTAAGACTGAATATCTTTTTAAATCCATCAAAATCATTACTAAAATCATCTAAAACAACAAATTGTCCAGGATACCAACAATTAAATTGATCTGTAAATGTTTCTAATACTGAAATTTGGAATGGAGAGTATGCTATGCTGGTATTAGTGGGAATTCCTGTAGATCCCCCAATTTTAAAGGTTAAAGTATCACCAACACTATATCCGTATCCACTATTTGTTATGTTAAATTGCAATACGCTATTTCCATATCCTACCACAATATCAACTGCTGCTTCAGTGCCTATTCCACTATTGGAAGAATCATACACTAATGGAATATTTTCATAGTTTAATGGCGAATCAATAACAACCTTTGGTGGATTTGATGTTGTATATCCAGATCCAACGAATGTGACTGCAATTGATACAATATTTCCATTTAATGCTGTTGCTGTGCCTATGGATAAATTTCCTCCACTTGTTGCTATGGAAACAACAATTGAAGTTTGAATTCCAGATCTATATCCAGACCCACTATTGCCGATAGAAATTGATTGTATAGTTCCTGCTGCAGATACAATTGCAGTACCTCCAGCAGATACTAAAGGTTGAAATCCTATTCCTTGAGTAGATCCAACAGATACAATAATTCCACCTCTAGGAATTCCTGCACTATTTACATCAAATTTCATTGGACCTGTTATATTATTGGTAGTTAATCCAACGGGATTTCCACTAAATACGACGCTAGAAATTCCAGCATTTTCAATAACTTCATAAGTAAAGGTTTGTCCAACTCCTGTTGCAGGATATTTTGGTTTTTGGAATATATTATTGATTAAAAGAATTCCAGCTGAAACAGAATTTGAAGATACTATTCCAGATATATTCATGTCAGAAGCTTTGAGTGTAAAAGTTGACTTTTTGCCATCAAACTTCTCAGAAATGTCATCAAAAATATTATTTTCATAATATGCACTGACACCAGCTCCTGTAGGTTGCGATCTTAAAAATATTCTTCCATGAAAATGCGAAGTATTTTCATTTATTGTTCCATCAGAATCTCCATGCGGCGCAGAAACAAAATAAATTATATCATCAACAATATTATAATTTCCACTGTATTTTGTTATTATAGATCCGGTGGTATGGATTAACGATTGTGTGCCAAGTTGAGCCCTTCTACATGCAATTTTATTTGTTCCTCCGATTCCAACATCTGTTACTATAACAAATTCATCATCAATTTTCAATAAATCTGTAGCATAAAATTCTTTTGGATTATTTACCTCAAATATTGATGTCGTATTTACATCATCCGAATTTGAAATCAAGTATGTTGTTTTTGCAGTTGCTACTATTGGACTTTGAATTATATTATCTACTGTGATGAGTGATTTGCTGTTTGATTTGTAATTAGATTTAAAAATATGCGAACTACCTATACCGACAGAAGTAATATCAAATACTTCTGGATTAAATCTAAGAGCTTTTTCTGGGGTTTCTGCAAATTTTACTAAGTTATCACTAATTTTTACAGCATACAGTGTTTCTGGTAATTGAGTTGTATTACCAATTCCAGTAATTGTAGTTGTCGCTATGCCAATCCTAGATCCATTATTATCTACGGAATATTCTATTTTTTCTCCGGTAATAAAGAAATGATTTGGTATACTTACAGTGTTATTGCTTATGTCAATATTAATAGAAGAAGATCCATCAATAATTTTTTTGAAAATTGGGGCCCCTCTATGTTTTAGATTAAAGTCTTTTTTTAGAGAAAGTTGTGTACCCTCAAATCCTTGAAGATTTATATTTGATTCAATAATAGAATTACCTAGATCTATTTTACCAAAAGTTTGTTTTGGAGTTATTTGTAAAGTTTTTTGAAATACTCTTGCTTCTACAGCAATATTTGGATCTGGAGTAAATGTTAAGTATGTATGCGTAGATGTGCTTTCTGCACCAATATTTCCCAATAGACCATCTCTCGTTAACACTGCAAATTCTTCAATATGAGATTGATTGTCAGAATCATTAATTAAATTTATTTCAGAAAATCTTACTCGATTATTTGTGATATCAGTAATTTGCATATAATAAGTTGCAGCATCATGTTTATCAAATCCAGACGTGGTAAATCCGGCTATTCTATTTGCTATTGGAGAAGATGTTGATCCAATTGATGTGTAATGAGATGATAATTCTCCATAATAAAAAACTGTAGTTGCTACACCAACAGTAGATGTATTTCCAATCGAAATAGAAACAGAATTTACAGTTGCACTTACATTTGGAATTGGTGTAAATGTGATCAATATTCCATTTGATCCTGTTGCCACTCCAACTATTCCAACAGATCCTTCCCCATAAGTTGGCACAAAGGTGCCTGAATCTATTTCACCAAAAATAGTATATTCACATTCATTATTATTAGAAGTTACATTTACTTCAGATAGTTGTACTTCATTATTGTTTCCAACGGCAGAAACCAAAACTTTTGCGGACGATGCTATACTAGTTGATATTGATACAACAGTATTAGCAACTGGGGTCAAAGTTGCTGGTATGGAAATATTACTACTAGCAAAACTTACTACATCTCCAAGAAATATTGTTGTAATCCCAATATTTGTATTTGCAATACCGATGTAAGCGTTGCCAAAATTATAACTATTATATTCGTATTTTTTTGGATAAAATAAAATTTCTCCAAGGTTTCCAGATCTTCTAAAAGAAAAACTTCCCAAATCTTGAAGTGTTTTGTTTGCTGAATATGAAGTTAAATACGCATTATAGCCATCATAAATGACATTTATTGTTACAATTTGTTTTTCACCAAAATATCTAGAATCTTTGATTAAAATATAAAATTGTCCGGCGTAAAAGTCAGTAACATCAAAATTTGATACTACTGCATAATTAAAAATACTTGGAGTATCATCAAATTGATCACTAATATCATCAATACTTAAAACTCTATTTGTAACAAATTCGGTATAATCCAATAATCTCAAAGTATCAAATGAAATTTGATTGGAAACTAAATTTCTATCAAAAGAAATTGTGGATTCTTTTGCAAAAGCAAAATCTTCATAACAATCAAAATCTTTTCTTTCAATTAGATCAATAAGTACATTTGTATTTGAAGATACTATAGAGGCACCGGCACCATCAGCAGTAGAAGATTCGATTTGCAAATCTGAGAATTTTTTATATCCCAGTGTATGAGTCAAAGCGTCTACAGAATTTGACCATTTGTCAATCGAAACTTTAGATTTTAATGAGTATGAAAAATTCTGATAATAATTGCCATCTTGCAATACTTGAGAATACGTATTAAGTTTTCCAACTTCTCCACTATAATCTTTTAATTTTTCATTTGTAGATCCAACAAAAAAATCTCCATATGATTTATAGTTGAATACTACCGTAGATCTATTGTCTGTGGATCCTCCTCGTAATATTTCTCCAGGTTTAATTTCTCTAGGCAAATTATTAATCTTTAAAAGATTAAAAGTTGGATCCCAAGATACTATTTTACCAACATTTTCATTTTCAACAAAAACATTTTCGCCTTCATTATAAGTAAATTCTCCAAATTTTATAGATGGATCAAATTTTGGCAAATAACTTTCTGGTATAATTCTTCCATATGAGTTGCTTCCATTTTGTAAAGATGTTTGTTTTGAAAAAATTCCAGGATTTCCACCTCTGTCCAACTTATATTGCAAAACTCCTTTAGTGCCTCCTATCGCGCTCGTGACGCCAACAAGTGTAAACAATTCATATCCGTATTGTGATGAATTATATCCTGCGCCAGAGGATGAAATTCCTATGCCTTCTACTAAAATTTTACTTCCAACAGAAAATGGAAAATCACGGGCCGTACTAAATCCAGAAGCTAAGTTTAAAGTTACTATCTTTGTCGATTGATTGTATGAAACACCAGTCACTCCAATTCCATTACTATTATTAATAGCTAACACTCTCGGAGTGCCATATAGCGTTTTGGTATTTTTGAGAATGTCTACTTTAGAAACTTTATTAGTTGTAACTTCTGCTTTTAAAATTACTTCATCTTTAATTTCATTTGTAACTGAATCTATTACAACAAAATCTGGAGGAACCGAATAGTTTTTTCCACCAGAAGATAACCCAACAGAATTTATTGAATAAAGTTGCTTAACTAAAAGTCTTTGTGGTAATTGAGCAATTGGTTTTAATGTTTTATCATATGGATAGTTAAATCCTGGAGTTTGAATCGAAGATTTTAATATTTTACCTATTTGACTACTCTGTGCTGACAAAATTGCACCATATCCAGATCCAGATCTAATCGATGTAATTCCCGGTGGACTAGAATATGCTTTACCACCAAACAAAACTTCAATCTTAGAAATAGATCCTAATGCTCCAATTTGATTGGTTTTATATTTAATAACTGAATTCGAAGAATCGTATAATGAATATTCTGGATAAGAATTTAAATTAAATGTAAATGAAGTGCTTCCAATTCCGCTAATAACATAGTTGTCATTGTAGGCACTTTTTTTATAAGATATTTCATTAAATCCAATAACATCTTCATCGAGAATAATTTCAGATTTTTCTTTAGACAAATAGGATTTGCCAATTAATGGAGTTAATTTATAATAAAGCTTATTTGGCAAAGCATCTGTTACCTTTAATGTAAGTTTTGCATCATTTGTTACTCCAATAATTCCTGTTTTACTAACTTCAAAAGTTGGAGAAGATAAGCTGGTTATGAATTTGTCAGTAAATGTTGAATCAGTATATAAATCAAAATCAAATGATTGCACTTTAACTCCACCATTAACATCAGATAATGTAGGGTCTGATAGGTCAAAAATAACCGTATTCCCATTAACAATATCAATTGGTGGATTGACTGATGATATCTGATGATCCGATCCACTACTTCCAATACTTACATATTGTGGATTGGGTATTGTGGTTTGATATAATGCTTCTGTTAACTTGATTTTATCTTAATCAACTTTAAAGATATAATAAATTTGATTATTTTTTAATCCATTAGCTGGATTGGTGGATGAATATATTACTTTATCGCCGGTTTTATAGTTATGGTTATTAATTGTAATTGTAGAGTTGCTTGTTGAAATTCCAGAAGTACTAAAATATTTTGTATTTGCTACTAATCTTCTATTTTCAGGATTATATTTTATCAAAATGGTAGTTGTGATTCCTGATAATACATCTAGAGAAATTGAATTACCTACTTTCAAATCATGAGAATTTTGGCATGTTATTATTCCGATATTTTTTTCAACAAATCCTGTTATGATTTCGTCTTGCGTAGTAAATTTGTGATAAACTCCAGACCCATATGAATGAAAATATAAAATCTGAGAATCTGTGCCAATCCCACTAAATCCTCCAGTAGATCCTATCGCCAATGGCAAAGTGGATAATCCAATTAAATTGTCATTGTATTTTGCAATATACAATATAGAATTATTTTGTATTGGTGCGCTATTAATTCCATTTGAAGATCCTATGATAGAATTACCGCCTTCATTAGAATATAATACTTTTTGATTTGTAGATAATTTATGATTTTCAATATAAATTGATTGCAATCTAATGAATTTAGATTCTGATGAAGATCCAACTGAATATGTAATGGTTACCCCAGATCCAACTGTTCCAATAGCAACAGATTCATTAGGATTGAAGTATATTAATTTTTTTGTTTTTTCGGATTTTTCTGTAGAAATTCCACTTTCATACGTAAATCTTCTAGGATCGTCTTGAATAGTTGAAAATGCGGAATAACCATATCCCACAGTGCCATTATGCTCTCTCTTTACTCTAATTCTATTAAATACTGGATCTATACTTAAAACAAGAAGTTTTTCTGTACCAATTCCTGGATTTGTTATCTTTAAAACATCATCTGGTTGAAGCAGATCTTTATTGATTGTGCCAAGAATATTAATATTAGTAACTATTCCCGTAATTCCAGTTGTGCCAATTCCGGTTGAAATTACATATTGGTTTTCTGTAACATTGATTTTTTTATTCCCTGCAAATTTTATAAAAAATTCACTAGAAATTCCAGAAATATTGACAGTATCTAAATTTTTTAACCCATGTGGTATGGATGATATTCCTTCTACTATTCCATTTTGAGAAATAATTGAAAATTCTACATTGTCAACTTTGGTGGAATATGCACTTAATGAAGAAATTCTGGACTCAAAAACTTCACTAATTCTTGCAGAAGCTCCATCTCCAAAAGTGCCTTCATTATTAAATACGACGATATCTCCTACTTTATAGTTATATCCAGCACTAGTTATCCCAACAGATTCAACAGATCCCCTATAACTAGAGTCAATTATTGCGCGTTGGTTTACTCTCTTTTGTGGTTGAAAAATTGATTCATATTCGCATTCGGCATCATTTAATTTATATGGATATGTATTTCTAATATAATTATCAGATAATAAATCAAAATCATTTTGGTTTGAAGATGGTAAAAAATTAAATTCAATTGGAGACGATTTATAAGTATTTCCTATTACATATGGAAAAGATGGTCTTCGATAATTTGAATATGTCTGATCGAATCCACTTTCATTTCCATTGATTGTGCAAAAATATGCGTATGTGCCGTTCGGAAAATCTGGTGTTTTGCAAAATCTACCATTATGCTGATCAAGATCTCCAACATTAGTAAAGGCATAATCATCAACAAAGAATCCAAGAGAAAACCCGGATGGTCGGTCAGGATTTGAAACTATTTCATATCCCGAAGATAGTGCTTTAATTTGACTTCCATCGATAGTTTCATATCCATACGGACCATAAATTGGATTTCCATCGTAAGCCCATCCAATTATTGGCGAATGGTTATTTGAAAGAGATTCTACGTTACTAAAAATTAAATCTGAAGCAGAATAGTTGTTTGATCCATCAATATTTTTTGATGGCAGTTGTTTTCTAAGATTTCTTGGTGCAAAAAGATTTACATATTGTAAATCACTTCTTATTCCAGAAACAATAATTCCATCATCATCACTTTGGGAAAAAACATCTTTATATTTTTCAACTAAATTTACGGTCCACTTTTTAATATTTGCTCTTAATCTTGCAGAAGATTTTCCGCTAGATTCTACAATTATTTGATCTGTCCCTGTAGTAAATCCAACCCCACCATTTATGACTTTAACCGAAATAAGTTTTCCGTTTTCTATAATTGGTGTTAACTGAGCTCTAGATCCAAAACCTTCAAAATTAAAAGATGGTAAAGAATTATAATCATTTCCAGAATTTAATACTATAATTTCCGAAATTTTTTGATTCTTTATAATTGGAGCGATTACTGCATTTTCTCCAGTTTTTAAAGATATTTTTGGTTGCTTATCAAAATTAATAATGTCGGTGGATCCATATCCAGACCCGCCATTTGTGACTTGAATAGACGAAATTTTTCCTCTAAACACTGGAATTATTTTAGATTCATATTTTGATGAATCCGTTCTAGAAACTCCAATTTTTCCAGATATTGTCACGGAAATTTCTGGATAATTAAATTGATGCTCACCAGATCCAATTGAAGATATATTTACATATTGATTAGTCAAATAATTAAAATTGGAAAACGTTGTGCCGATTCCAGCAGATGCTAATCTAAATTTATTATCATCTATTTTGATTACATAATAATTTTCTGTAGTGCTTAGTCCAGAGATTACACTTCCAGAAGTTTTGTAGGTAATGATTTCTCCAGTTTTATAGTCATGGTTTTTGATATTAATTGTGTTATTTGAAGTGTTAATGCCTGTTGGGATAGCGATTCTTTTTTTATTTTCATATCCATTTCCAGAATTAATAATGTTTATTGAAGTTATAATATTTTTCTTTCTTGTCGATCTAAATCTCTGAATTCCTTCACCAACAGAAGTTAAATTTATTTCATTAATCTTTGCGACTGCACTTTCAACATCTTTATGTAATTTTATTTTTGTGTCATTAACAATAGAAACATAATATGCAGAATCATTCTGCAGATAATCTTTTGTAGAAGAATCTCCTGCTGTTGATCCAATACCAATTTTTAACCTATCAATTGAGTTATATAAAATCTCTTCTCCAAGATTTAATTTGTGCTCTGTGTTAAACCCAATAATATTGGATGAAATATCAATAAATCCACCTAAAGCAGTAGCTACACCTGTGGCATTAAAATAAATGTCATGATTAATTTTTGTGATTTTTACTTCCGCTTTTGCTCCAACTCCATTTCCGCCAGAAATTGAAATAGTTGGAACGTCAATATAATCAAAACCACCATCAACAATTTTTATTTCCTGCAAAGATCCTATGACAGCACAGTTTCCGGTAGCTCCAACTCCAGTAGAATCTTCTATTGATATGATTGGAGGATTAATTACGTCATAGTCATATCCACCATCAAAAACATCTATAGATTCAATTGGTCCATGATATACACATTCTTTTGATTTATAATTTAAAATTTCAACACCATTAATTAAAATTCCTAATCTGCGCCCAGGAATAGTTTTAATATTTTTTTCCAAAGATTCTGTAGGATTTTTTGGAATTTTTCTAACAAGTTTTTGTGTTTTTAGATATCTTTCACTTGTTTCTATAGGAGAAATAGATATGACCGAAACATTTTGATTTTGGTTATAGAAATCCTCATAGATGTAATTATCAATATTTGAATTACTGAGTGCAAGATTAATTGAATCTTTATCTATTTTTTTGACAAAGTATGTTTTAACTTTATTTGAAAAATTATTTTCATCAAAATCAAGTTTAACTAAATCACCACTATAAAATCCATGATTTTGAATATTCAAAATTTTTGTTGTTGTCAGTCCAACAACAGCAGCAGATTTTGTCCTGTTGGTGGCAGAAATTTGATATGATGGAATAGAAGGAGATATTACAAAAGCATCTTGATTTAAATCATATACATTTTGTACGTCCGTTGTATATGATTGATCCGATTCGTATGTCTTTAGCAATCTTTTGACATAATATTTCAATTCCAAATTGTTTTCATTGCGGTTTAAATCTGCCGAGACTTTAAATTTTGTATCTGAAATAATTTTTTCAACTCTACCAAAAATAATCGCATTTGAATTTTTATCAATAAATTGTAAGTCGTCGTTTACAAATAGTAAATGGTCATTGGTTGTTGTAACAATAAAATATTGCCCATCAAATGTTATTGATTTTGGATTATATTTTATTGATGTATTAAATTTCCAAGAATTAAATCTTGAGTCTGATTTGTCTTTGATGATTCCTAAACTTTTTATTAAAACTGGATCTCCATCAGAAAAATAATTGAAATCAACAACTTCTTGATTTAATTTTTCTAATATAGAAACTACTTCAACATCGATTCTTTTTCCATTTTTATCAAACCCATATGTGACTGTAGATGTTGATGTTACATCAGCATTTGTTGAAAATGATCCTATTCCTACGCATTGAAGAAATTGATTTGCAGTTTTATCGTTATAATATACAATATTATTTTCGACAATCAAACTTCCAGTTTGTGCAAACCCCAAAGTTGAATCGACAATTAATGTTGAATTTCCAATTCCAATAAGTTTTGTTTTTGGGTGGGGCACAAATTTTCCGAAAATAGTGCCAAAAATTCTAATGTCTCTATTATACCCATAGTCTATATCTAATTGATAATACGAATCAGTAATCACTTCAACATTTGATATCGACCCATAATTGGTTTTAATTCCACTATCAGACTCTACTTCTTGAAACAGGCTATTCCCTATTAACTTTAATGGATCTCCAACAATTGGTTTAATAACAATCTGTTTTACTAATCGATAATCATTTGCTGAAGGTTTTAACAAATAATCTTGTGGTTTAATAGTTTTGCACTCCTCTCCATACAATGCTTTGAATAATATATTATTTGAATCTGAAGTGCCTTTTGATGAATAAAAATCTTTTGCTTGCCTTATCAAATTTTGTTGATTGATAGTGGAATTTAAATCAAAGTTTTCAAATCCTGGAAGAATTTGATATTTTAATTTTTTATAAAATTGTTGAAGAAAAATTACACTTAAATTTTCAACTTTGGATCCCACTTCATGAGTATCTAATTCTGTGCTTTCATATGAAACATTTTTATTATAAAAACTATACGTTGTAATTCCACTGAATCCTCTTATACATCCACTAAAAAAAGTGCTTCCTAAAGATGTATATGTGATAATTTCATCATCAATTTTTAATAATCCATATTTGCTTGGCCACGTTGCAGTGCTTTCAACATAGATTGTTGTATCTGTGTAGTCTACCGGTTGAGTTACCGTAGTAAATCCTACATTAATAATTTCTGAGGTATATGTGCCAACCTTTAATAACTGATCAATATTTTTTACAATATTGATTGGAGACGAGAAATGTGCTTCCGACTCATAATATTGTTTTAAGAAAGGTCCAAATAAAGGATACTCCTCTTGCATAAAAAGAGGAATTTGTCCTTGTACGACTGTTTTTGCAGAAACTCTTGTCTCAATCATATTATCTACTTATTGTTCCGTTAGAATAGCTAGAAGTTCTTGTATATGAATATCCAGAAGTATCGCTTTCTGAGGAGATAGTATCTGGAATTAAATTAATGTTGAAACTATTTACATCAATTTGTAAGAATAAGTCTTGAAGACCTATGACATCATTTGAATCTGGTATAGATTCAATTTCAATAATGCTTTCTGGAGTTTTTAATTCAGTACCTACTATATTTAATGCATTCAAAATAATCTCACCTTTTGAATAATCAACTTTGCCCGCATTATTTTTTACAATCTCATATCCAAAATCCGAAGTTTTTCTGAATAAAAATATAGATCCTGTAAGTCCGTTTTGCTCTGGAATATCTGAAAGGTAAATGTCTCCAGCAATTCCATTTACCTGAAATCCGGTGGATTTAATATTAAAGGAAGTTTTTTGTCCAGATGCATCATATTTAAGATGAAATGGATTTCCAAAACATATTTCATAGTCTGAGAAGACTCCGATAGCTGGTCTCAAATCTCTTCTCATTTTTATTTTTGTAATGTTTGAAGTGATTGCTATATCAACTTCATCAATAATTTTTAGTAATTTGCTATATTTTAATCTGCTTCCAAATCGATTTACATCAGAAGAATTTGCGAAAGTAGTCAAAGATGAAATTACATTTGTTTTCAAATCTTCAATAGATTTAGTTAAGTTTGAATTATAATAAACAGAAGAAGTAACTTCAACAAAGAGATATTTTAAATCGATGATTTCTGGAAGTATTCCTGCAACGGAATACTTTTTAAGATCTTTAATTATTTTTCTCTTTGAAATGTCGGAAATATAATTATATCCTCTGGGTTTAATCGCAAGAAATACTTTTCCATATTGTGGTGGAGTTAAATCTTCACCACCAAAAGCAGTTACAGCATCTGTTTCGGGGAAAATCTTAGCAACAAGAGTTTCATAATCCGATGCTGTAACTGCTCGATTTTGAGAGGAATAAATCCTAGGCGCATATTTACGAATTGAATTCGTAGATTCGATATTATCTCCACCCGCAGAAGATGAATTTGTAATTACGTTTGCAATTCCAATTGAAATTGTTTGCCCATTGTTATCAACTAATTTACCAGAAAAATTAAATACAGAAATTCCATTTGCTGCCTTTCCCGAAGTTACAACATAAGTAACTGTGATAATATTTCTATTTTCAAGTTTTTTGCCAAATACTCCATCACCAAACAGAATTTCATAACGCTCATCTTCAATTTCTTGTAAGAGAAAAATTTTACTTGACGAAGATACTTTAGTGATTGTATCAACAAGATTATATGTATTTGATGATGGATCTGTAAGACTATTTGCTACAGTGACTTTAATTGTCGATGTATCAATTCCACCGTTGTTTAGAATATATCTTTGATTGTATTGTGAATTGTTGACAGTAAATGTTTGAGTAATAAATGTTCCTTCGTAGATTGGAATATTTTCAAACGAAGCGATATTATTTTTAACAGGTATCGTTACATCTTCTGTTGTGCAAAATACATAACTTTCGGATCCAAAATTAGTAGAAGTTACAACAGGACCTTTTTTAAGAGTAATTGTGCTTGGAGGAACAAAATATGATGAAGTGTCTACTCTGAAAGAAATTTCTGCTTTTGCTGCTGCGATAGATCTTGGAATGTATCCAATGTTTCTTGCGAGAGATACGACATTTTCTCTTAAGGTAGCACTATCAATAAAGACCTCATTCGCAATCATATTTGCATTGAATGAGTTTAAGTATGTATTATATGCCAGGATGTCAATTAAAGTTGACAGGTTGGATCCCTCATAATCAAAGTCGGTAAAATTTGAATCGGCTCTTAGGTAGTCTTTGATGTTAGATTTAATCTGATCAAAGTCTAAATTTGAAAAATTGATTTGTGGCATCTATCGAATTGTTTGAAGTATGAAACTAGTCTGTTGTGGAGGAAACTGAGATCCAACAATCTTATAATCGACCAAAACTTGATATCCGTTTGAATCATAATCTGGTGTAACATTTACCGATCTTAAGGATACTCTTGGCTCAAAGTTTTTAATTACGCTTCTGATTTCTGATTCAATGTCTGAAGTTACACGAGGATCAAGAATTTCAAACAAACTTTGACTAATTTGTGTGCCAAGAAGACCATTAAATGGCCTTTCTCCATTCAGAGTCAAAACTAAATTTTTCAATGATCTATTGATGGAAGTGACATCAACGATGGGTAAAAGGTCATACGTGATGGGATGTGCCTTAAAAGTAAGACTAATGTCCTTAAAACCACGTTTGACGTTTTCTACGGGCACATGCTTAAAGAAATACTGACTTATTTATATCAAAAATCTTAAACTATATCACCATTTTGTGCCAAGAATTGGCTCTGTGCCATACTCCCAATCATCATAATCGTCATCGTTTCGAATTTTTTGGTGAATTTCTTTTTGAAACTGAAAATTGTGCTTTTGAAATCTCAAATTCGAGTTTAAAATCCTTTCGGATCCTACATCAGTGATTAAACAAACAGTTCCCCACTGATTTTTCATGTAGTTTTTATCTCTATCGACTGGTTTTCTCATGATTTTCTCCTGATTTTGGTAAATCAGAACTTTTTACGGGGTTTCTATCCCGATTTTTCATTAAATCGATGTCATCTTGAAGAATTTCTTTCAAATAATTTTCATCCCACAAGTCATAATAGTCTGTTTTTGCTAATTTCTCACGAAATTTTCTTAATTTTTGTGTAGGTTGAGCTAAAATTAGATTATATTCGGGATTGCTTGTCTGAATTCCATTAATATATGTGACATTTGACGAGCAATCTTCAAAAAATTTCCATTCACGGTGAATTTTGTTGTGATGATCAACCCACTGCTGCACTTCCTCTAGAGAAAAGTGGTCTTCTATGGCATAAATGATCACATCATACCCATCAATCGGGTAAATGTCTTCTGCTCGGCACTCAACAATCTTATATTTTGACTTGGCAGCAAAAGGACAGATTGCATGTCCTTTCAATTCGGGTCTAAGTTTAGACACACTATCTATCCAAGATAAAATAGTTCTCTCCGTTTTTGTTTTTTTCATTTTTCGAGGGTTTTTAGAGAGAAGCGCGGGCGGTTTCCGGCGATTTTATATAAGTATTTAATTAAAAAGCACTCAGAGAAACTCCAAGTGCTTGAAAGAATTATTTACCTTGTCCTCGATAAGGTTTTCGTGCCTTATTTCTGCTGGTTGCAGCGTATTTTGTGCTTTTCCCCGTTCCCTGTCGTGTATTCTTGGGATAAGATTCAATTTGTGCTGATCCGCTCAGAGACTTTCGACCTGCCATCGTTTACCTCAAATAATACGTGTCTTCTCGTGACCCACACGAATCACTGGATCGCACCAAATTTCATAACCTTTCTCTTTTGCATCCAGACAGAATGAAACATCTTCGCCACACATGTCCTGAACTTTGCCAGATTCGAATCTTTGCATCTTAGGAGCAAACCAAGGATACTCAAGAGATTCAAATACACCATTTTTAATTAAGACCCAACCAAAACCAGTGTAGTCAACAGTGAAGGGTTTTTTCTTATTCTTCATTGTCTCAAGAGTTTCATGATTCATGACTCCACCATTCTTGGAGAAGTTTTCTTCATCCAACCAATGTGCAACAGAAGTTGTCATACCATCCTCGGTGCAATACCATCCTGACACAATATCCTTGTCATGATAGACGAGACGATAGAATTTCTCGGTATCGAAAACAATATCAGAATCGATCCACAACTGATAATCATATTCAAGTTTTCCATCCCAAGGTTTTTGATCTGGTCCTCTTAGTACGTTTGCACCAAGACACTTGCATCGTGCAAAGTTGACCATTGAAGAATAGTCTTGAGAGATTTGAATACTTGCACCTGCTTGCACAAGATCAAAACACAACTGCACAAAGTTTTTGAGAAAGATGTAAGAGCAACCACGACCAGGAAGACAAAAGACAACAGACTTGCCTTTGATCATCTCTTTTGCTTTTTCAACATCAAACTCATCTTTACTCTTTTCTTTTGGAGTATTTGCAATTACCGAAAATCCTTTAGCCATAAAATTTCAGAATGTTTTGTTAATTTTAACGTCTTATTTAGAAGATGTCAATACGAAGGATCCATGATATAAGTATCTTGTTTCAATTCCAAAATATCAACATGATGAAGATTAATCTCTTCTTTCTTCACCTTTTCAATCAATTCATCGAAAGATAAACTGTGAGCAACTGGTGAAGAATTTTTTGAAAACTTATCGTAGACATGATAGATCGAATCTTTTGCAGTCATTTTTTATTTCCGGGAAATTTTTTTACAGGGAAATTTTTTTGATGAGAATTCCTTCATCATGCAATTTATAATCGAGCACATCTCCTTCTTCCCACCCTAAACTTTCTTGTACTTCAGAGGGAATGTGAATATAATATTCTTCCGACTTTTCATCGTACATTACGTCTGCCGTATAAATCATGACATTTGAGTTGCAACATCAATTATATAGTCAATTCAAAATTCTAACAACGATAATTCCAATAATGATGAGAAAAAAATTGAAGATCTGTTTTGGATATCTGAGAATAACCCCAACTAAAAGGACCTTCCAGAAATTCCAATATGGTCCGGATTTTTTTATTTTATAGGGAGTCATATTGAGCTCGCGTTTTCAAAGTTTTATAGCTTAGAAGGACCCATTATTTTATGAACGCATCGCCCGCCGCCGATATCACAAACCCGCCGCAAATCACTGCCATCACGGTGATATCACGGATCAGCAATTTCAGCAATCACTGCATCAAAACTCAGATCATCAAAGTAATCTCTTTCATAGACTCTTGTATTATACTCGATGCCGCACTGATTGTCAACCTCACACAAACTTTCATAGACTGTGATATCACAAATTGGAATTGATACGAATACACCTTTACTCACAATTAGACCTCCAAAGTGTTAAGATAGGACAGAAACTTGTTGAGAATGTGCCGACCCTTTTCTGGGGGTAGATGATCAACACGCTCCAACACTGATACTAACTGATCGACATAATACTCAGGCACACGTATTCTAACTGTTTTGCCTGGTGTTTGATACTTAGAAACGAATCCCATAGATACACTTTTCCACAAGTTTTTCACAGATTAATGTATAGTTTTCCACAGGCAATTTGTGTTACTTTGCGCGATAGACTGCGATTTCACTTATACCTGTGGAAAACTTATCTGTGAAAAACTATTAGAGACTTAGCTCATAGTAGATATCACGCAACTCACGCAGTTTCTCCTCAGAGTATACCACTAACTGTGTGAGATCATGACGACTTAGCGTGATGGGATTCTCTCCTGCCCATTGCACAAGATCGCGCAGGCATACACTCTCTGCTACCTTATCACCTCTGAAGATATCATCAAGCAGAAACGCTGATTCTTCTTCAACTGTCGAAATCTGATGAGAAACCATGGCTGATGACTGTTGCATTGTGACCTCTTAAGTATAGTTGAAAGTGGGGCGAATGTCAATCATCTGGGAGAGTGCATGTGCGGTCTCCGGAGTGTCTCTGAGGGTCTTGACAATTTCGGAGATGTGTGATAGACTGCGGGCTTAGATCACAACCTCTCAGCACATTTCCAACACCATTTCAACAGCAATTCAGAGACACTTAAATCCACAACATTCCCCACTATTTAACACTCACAACACTATTTTTTAATACATTTTTATTATACACTTTTTCCACAACTTTTTCCACAAATGCACTTTCAAGAGGTGTTAGATTTGGTTTTCGCATACCACTATAAGGTGTCGTTGTTGTGATATCATCAATCACATCTCCCATGTCCTTGTAATTAATTGGACGATAGAGTTTTCCTGTCTTTTGATGAAAGAATCCCCAAACGGTTTTTGTTGATTTGCCGAGATTATAATCAAACTTGCGATTACAAAAGAGCACAATACGAAGCACATTGCGTTTATATTCTTCTGTGCCATAGTAACAACCTTCAGGTGCAACATGTGGAAACTTCATGTAATAGAAAGACCGATCACTTCACACGGGCAAGAGTCATCAAACCATTCATGAAACTCACAGGCGATTGCCGCTGCGGTATCACAATCTCCTGTCTGTAGATGATACTCAATTCGCTCATCAATGTAATTCTTAATTGAATTAATCAATTCCAAATGTGTAGTTTTCATAATCAAAACTCAATATTGTGAAGATTGGAAATACCAAGAATTGATTCAATCATGGGCGATTCGATATAATGAAAATCGCTCACATGATCGGCAGCAAGAGTATCGAGAATTGAAAGAATCTCATTACCGTTGTTACCTTGTGCCAACAGAGAAAGAATCACAGACTTAGACATAATAACAAAGAAAGAGAGTTTGTGTGTGAATGATGAGTGTCTTTATAGAGGCGCATCTCATTCCTCTTGTGATACCTTACAGGAGTTCGGGGAAGGTATCAGAAACTTCAGAGATTAACTGCTCGTCGCTGATGTCTTCTAGATCAGATTCCATCAGTCCGTATAACAGTTCCTCCTTCTCAGTAAGTGATAGACTGTCGATGAACTTGTTGATATAGGTCTCAACTAGTTGGTCACGATTAGCGAGCATTGTCATCAGTAACGAACGATGTGGTTGATGTAGTTTAGGCCCCAACAGTAAGCATCATCGGGGTCCTTCAATGTTTGCTTGACGGTATACTTGTAACCGTCTTCAGTTTCATACTGATAGACCCACACATTCCATCTGCCAGACTTTGCTTGTTGAACGAAGAATGGACGGGTTTCAGTGTTAGAAACTAGCATGAACTTGTAAGGAGAGAGTTTGTGTGCTGGACTGAGTATATTTAATGACCCCTCAGTCCAGCGGGTCGGTGTGACTTAATCAGGCAAGTCTCATGCCTGAGAAGAAAGGAATCGGTGCGCCATCGTATTGCACAAACCACTGAAAGTTTTTCGCAAAGATACGCTCACCTTCCATACCAAATGCAGAAAGAATTGCATTTAGGCGGGACTTTGTGGTCTTTGTTTGATAACCACCATCAAACAATTCCATCCAGGTTTCACCAATGCGAGCAATCAGATGACCATGTAGATAGACATCAGAAACATTGGTACAAGAGATAACCTCAGTGTTGGCAAGTTTGAAGTCCTGATTGTTTTGAATTGCGGCGATCATTTGAGATTCGATCTTACGCATGGAAGAGGTCCGTTTCGTTTGGTATGCTTTAGTATTGCACGAATCCGGGGGATTCGCAAGGGGGGTTGTGCCACTTTCTCAACTGTCACTCGTTGGTAGGGTGATTTACAATTTGATCTTCAATTTGATTCGCAAGTTCTTCCATAAACTCACGATCTTCGCCATCTTCAAACTGTGCATTGTTTCGCACAATTCGCATCAGAAAGTCAATTTGTTCGTCAGTGAAATGATACTCTTTGAGTGTGTCAGTCATAATCAGAAACGAATGATGGGATGATTAACATCGAGGACATCACATTCCTCAGTCGCAAACACAAACTCTACAGATGCTTGAAATACCTCATCGGGTTCATCTTCAGAGCAGATAGCAACATCTTGATTGAGTTGCTCTTCGTTGAGTTGTTGAAGTTGTTGCAGAAGTTCTTTGTAAGTCATCAGACTGCACCCCACATAGGATTGGCAATTTGCGGTAAAGTGTGAAATTGAGTAACTTCATAACCCATACCAATTCTCTCCTCACATTCTTGCTCAAATTGCTTTTTTGTGATCACTTTTTTGCTCATCGTTTCAGTGCCTTGAAAGGAAAGAATCTTGAGCATATAATTCGGAGAAACATCAGCATCAGCAGAAACTTTGATGGGATAGTAATCAACAACCATCGAAGGTTTGCCGTCAATTTGTGAAAAAGTGGAGAGTTGCATCTCGTTTCGTTTGGTATGCTTTAGTATTGCACGAATCCGGGGGAAAGTCAACCCCCCAGACCATCAGCGTTGCTTATGGGTCACATAAAAGAAGTTTATGGCAACGATCTGCTTCAGATAGTGTATCATCATCAAGGCGATCCCATTCTACCCAATCATAGGCAGAATAAGTCGTTTCGTATGATCCATCAGACAGCAGCGGAGCATACATCAAGACTTGCTGATTGTCTGGATCAAGTGTATAGGTGCAGTGATTTTTTTGTGAGATGAGAAATACCATCAGAAGTGTGCCTCAGAGTAATCGACTTTGGCAGAGTATTTTGCAAGGTTATCATAACATTTCTTTTTCATGTTCTCATCGTTTTCGTAATCTTTCAAAAACTCGAAGCAGTATTTAATACGTTCCTCAGGATGAGAAAGAATACGTTGACGCTCATTGTATGCTGCATTGTATGCAAACATCTCACGATCTTCAATGCTGACGATGTGAAACTTGCGATCCATTGATTCCCTTTGTTTGGTATGCTTTAGTATTGCACGGATTCCAGCAGACTACAAGGGGTCTTGTGCCAGTTTGTTGACTGGCACAGGGATTGTTTAGGTTCAGAAAGATGCTGTAACGTGTACAACTTTCGCGGTAGGATTTCGTGCCAATGCTGTTTCTCTGGCGTCAGACATGCTGTTGGCGTAGACTTCTTCGGTGAAAACTTTGCCCGCAACGTAGAGTTGAACTTTGTATTTCATGATTACCAAGTACCTCGTTGAATGTGGATTTTTCGGATTTCAGTATAAATGAAGCGACGAAGTTTAGAGTCTGTGGTGTTATCAAAAGCATAATGTAGACGATTCAGGTATTCATCTTGATCAATGCCAATGTTACCATTCCCACCAAGGTCATTGAGTGAAGAACCTGCCTTTGATTTCGGTCGTCCAAAGTTACCTGTCACATTGCCAGATGTTCTCAATTTGGGACGAATCTTTGAGAGATTGGAGTAAGTCATCGTGCAATAATGTCCAGAGACTCCAGCAGCATCATTGCAAGTTCCATACGATTGTCTTCGTCAACCACAGGAATGTTTGCTTCTACAAACTCACTTGCAAGTTGATGCAAAAGTTCAGTCATTCGCACGTCATCATAAACAAACGCTGCAAAATCACTCTTGAAACCATTACACAGAAGTCGCAAGGACTTTTTGACAGTCAGGTCTTTAATTTCTTGTTGATAGTCAGTCATAATCATTTTGCGTAGAGATAACCACCAGACCAGTCAGCATTTTCAAGCAACCATTCACGATCAGCAATCAATCGCAGATCATAACGTACACCTTTTGCGGGAGACTTCCACGATGCAGATTTGTACACTTCACCAGTTTGTTTATCAATGAAGCAGTGAACAGAGCGAGAAAACCCACTGGTAATCATAATGACTTTATGATACTTTTTGCCAGTTTCAATCTCATAATCAACATCAGTTTTACCATTCTTAAGTTCATCAATACAGCGCAGATGATACTCTACACTCTCACCACGCTCTGCGAAACGATGATGTCCACGAATAGCATACTGACGATAGTTGTCTTTGAGTGCTTCAATCAGTGCCAGAGCATGATGATACACATTCTCTGCAATAGATTGTTGTGCTTGAGATTGAAGAGTCGCAGTCATTGCGTTTCGTTTGGTATGCTTTAGTATTGCACGGATTCCAGCAGACTACAAGAGGTTTTGTGTCAGTTTCTGGACTGGCACATGGTCACCACTTTTTGGGTAAAGTGAAGTTGTAGAATGAAAATCTTTGCCGATTCACCAACTTAAATGCGCCATACTTGTTAGACATCACGAAACCCTCATGATTGACTGCTTCGTAGTCAACACCAAGATCAATGATTGTATCAACCTCTTCAACGGATTTCAGACCTTCCATGATTATTTCCTTTGCTTGAGTGATGAGATTAAACAGCAGCAAAAGATTTCCAGAGATGCAATCAACAGGACGATTATCACGAATACATTTGTTAATTAAGATTTGCAGTTTTGCTACTTCTTTCGCATCAGGGTACTTAACAAAATTGCTAACCACACTTGCAAGACCAAGAATGTAATCAACTCTACGACGACGGGAGGTAATGATTGCATCAGTATTTACGAAATAAGTTGCCATGAAATTGTGCTTGAGATACTCTGGCACACCAAAAGATGCTTCCAAAGTCTTCATCGTCTTGCCAACATAACTGGTGTGACATGCAAATACGATGGAAGAGTTAATCACACTGCAATCCGGATCAGTAAAGGTGTAAGTGATAGTATTTGGGGTGAATTGATTGGTGCCACCAAATCCGATAAAATCACCCTGATAAACACCATCAAGGCGAGGCAATGTCTCAAGGCAAGTGTGAAGAATCGCAGCAACTTTCGGATTGTTGCCGTGATTCTTCTCGATGTCGGCGTGAGTATAATTGATTTTGACTTTTACTTTGTTGAATATACTTTTCGTGCCAACAAAAAACTTACCATTCTCGGGATTTGTCCCAAATACGATTGCAGGTGCCCCATCCCATTTCACCGTGACAGTAGAATTGCGATCACGAAGGAAATTGATAACATTCTGCACAGATTGCTTGCCCAGCAATACAGAATCTTCGGGATGTTCGAGGTGTGTGTTTTTCATGCTTTTAGTATGGCACAGAATCTAGCAAAAGTCAAGACCCAAAGCATCAACATCTTTTATGAGTCAAATATGTTTTCATAAGTTATACTATGGAAAAAATCGTTGACTTGTCTGCGGTGGATGACCTATAACACCTGTCAGGTAGAATTGCCAAAAAATCCGGTTTTGACCCCAGTGGTAGACTGGGGTCTCAGTGAGACTCATCTACGAACCACGCTGATAGCAGGTTCGCCCTTCTCAAAGATAGTATCAACAACTGCCTGCACAGAGCGAGCAGTGGAGATGCCAACTTTATCATAGACAGGCACACAAACCAGACCAAACTTCTTGGATTCATCGCCCAGACGAATGACCCGACCGATAGTCTGTGAGATGCCAATGTAGTCCATGTTACGCATAAACAAGACTGCTTCCAATCCTGACACGTTGATGCCCTCAGATAGGATGCTATGATGTATCACAACAAACCGCTTGCTGCTATCCTTACCCCACGCATTGAGAGTATCAAAGAACTTCTCACGATCGACCTTCTCGCCGTCAATCACCGCGCCAGTCTTGGATGTAATCATCATCCAAGAATAACCACGCTGTTGAAGTTGCAAGCAGAAGTCAGATTCTGATACCAAACCAACAATTTGTTTGGTAGTGCGAGCACAAATTAGGATCTTTTTGATGCCCTGATCATCAATGGTCTCCAGCAGATTCTCAGCATCACGCTCAAAAACTACCTGACGATCCTTGACCATAGGCAACTGCTTGACCACAACTTTCGGGGGTAGAATGTAACCACCTTTCACCAATTCGGGTGCAGAAACCTTGCAAATCACCTGACCATAAATCTCAGAAATATTCATTCCTGGTTTACCCACAGCAAGCGAATGTTTCGGAGTTGCAGTGAAGAAATAGCAACGCTTTGCGTTAGCAGAAAAGTACTCAGTTGCAGGAAAAAAGTTACGTTTGACGCTGTTATGTGCCTCATCAAAGTAAATCGTATCCACATCAATCTCTGCCTTTTGCAGGCGATTCAGAGAGTTGTAAGTAGTGAAGATTAGTTGATGACGCTCAGCAGCAAGACATGCATCAGTGTGAACTGCAATCTGATCAGGATTGGTGGTAGATTCGTGATGTGTTTCGCCACTATGAACGTGCAAAACTTCAGCGTTAGTGATAAACTCTAGAAACTCGCTAGAAAGTTGCTCAGCAAGCAAAATACGCGGTGCAACAACAACAATCGTCTGCGGAGTTTCAGACTCAAACTGTCGCAGAGCATCCACAATCATCTTCAGCGTTTTACCACCGCCAGTAGGAACAATGACTTGACCTTTGCAATACTTTTGCATTGCATCAATTCCACGTTGCTGAGATGGGCGAAGAGTTGGAATCATGTGTTTTGTGAAGACCTGTTCATAATAGACCAACCACCTGCCGATTAAAGCAGGTGGTGGACAGTTTGCAAATTGACTTCAGTTGGAGCGAGTTTCGTATACTGTATGCAACCACTTTTGTTTGGCAACAACATTACCATAGATGACATGTACGGCAGCAGCGTCATCCTTGTGAACAGAAAGTTGAGAGAATCCGTTGTTGTTTTTGCCAGTCTTTGTAACGCCATCAGAGAATCCAGAATCAGGATTCTTAAACTTGGAGCAGTCAACAAGAAAGGCAGAAATAGCGGGGAAATAGTTACCAACATTCTGCACCTTGACACAAAACACCAGAGGCACCTTTACCTTGCTGTGATTGTTGCCAGTGGCGAAAGATGATGGAGTTGATGTCAGCGTAAGCTTGTCTTCAATCTTTTGAAAAAAGATGACATTATCGTATCCATTTGTCTCTTCTCGCACATACTCTGGAGTCTCTCTACTAGCAACAACTTCCAGAGATTTGGCAAAAACAGGAGCAATAAGTTTGCTCTTCTCCGCAGTATCATTCGTCATTTCGTCGATGTTATCGTATCCAAAAAGATCAGGCATGTGACGATTCAAACGAGTAGTCGTTTCATCAAGAACTTCAGGCAGAATCTTCTTGAGGAGATTGATCGTATTTTGAAGATTGTCAGTCATTTGCGAAGAGGTGAGTTGTAGTAGCGACGAAAAACAGTAACGAGAATAATGAGAGTGGAAATTACACCAATGAAACCGAGATAAGTTACGGAATCACCGACGAAGTTAAGAGTTTCAGGCGTAGTCATAATTAGCAGCAAGGTAACCATCAAAATCGAAATCTTTTTCATCCAGAAGTTCTGGGATGTCGAAGATCTCTCCAGCAGAATCTTGAATCTCAGACCAGAAATCGGTGTCGAAGTCCATAGTTGTGTGTTTTTTTGACTCTTTTAGTATTGCATGGATTCCAGCAAACCACAAGGGGGGTGTGCCAGTTTTTTCACTGGCACACCCTGCGATTCATGTTAAAAATCTTTCAACAATACGAGATTCTTCATTATCTACAAGGGCAAATCTTTGTGCTTTGATGACATTTGCACGAAGATTGCCATAATATTCTGAATAAGATTCGTTGTCATCTAACACAATCAAATCAAAACATTCATCATCATTTTCTGCGATAACATTCCACACTCCTCCATATTCAGATTGCGGAAACTTGATGAAGTGATCTACGACGTAAAAGTGTTTCATTAAACCTTGAAAATTACCTCTTAATTATAGTGGGATTTGTTTTTTTCGTCAAGAATGTGTGGGATAAAATACTGTCATACAAACTCTGCAAGATAGTAGTCTACAGTGATTTCAAGTTCTGCTGCTTTTCGCTCTACATCCTCATCATGTTGGCAGAACAAATCAAGAGTAGACTCAGACAGACAATTTTCTTCATTCATGGTGTTGATTTGCTTGGTGATAATACGCTTCAAACATTTTTGCATCTCGCTGGATTAGAAAGACATTCCAACCAATTATGGTAGCAATACCAATTAATCCAGCGATAACATACTTACGACTCATACTGCAAGTGCTCCAGAGGGGATTTCCTGACTTTCAAGATAAGTTTCGTGCCAGTCACAGGTATCATAGCACAACCAACCTTCTTTTTGAGTATAAACGTATGCAAACTCTTCGGCATCTTGAGTCAAATACTCTTGCAGGTTGGCATCAAGACGAGGAGGGCAATATTCACCACGTTGAGAGTAGTAAAGTGGACCTTGTGCAACAGTTTCATTGTTAAAACCAGCATTAGTCCAAGCAGAACTCATATCACCGCCATCAATCAGTTCGGCGGCAAGTTCTTTGCTATTATAGTGAGTTTTAAGAATACGACCCAACCACTCAGGATAACCATCCCAGTGATGATAGGCAGACAAAATGCTGCCATCTTTCAATTCGATACCAATGCGAGAGCGGGTTGCCATTCGTCGTGTTTCTTTGACTCTTTTAGTATTGCACGAAATCCAGCAGACCACAAGGGGTCTTGTGCCACTTCCTCAATTGGCACACCCTTTTGGTTTTCTCTTTTTTTTCACTGATTTTACTTCTTGAATGTCTTTTTCATAGACCAGATAATCACTCTTTTTAAGTTTACTTCGAGTCACATACTTTTCCATGTTGATCTTAGAATCGAAGAAACATATTTTCTTATCCTTGAGATCTTTTCCTTCCATATGTTCCAATCTAATTGGAAACATCGAATGAGGAAACTCTGGATTAGGATTTGCCTTCATTTTGAGTGCCATTGGTTTCACCATCTTCATTCCCAGTATAACGTATTTTCCTCGGACTGTAAAGTCCAGGCCAAGTATTCCTAATGATTTCTGCAAGTTTATGGGGAGTTTCGGATTTAATATTTCACAGATTGAAAGAATCCATTCTTTTCTACGATTGCAGAGCACGTATCAACAAAATCTCCGCAGCACATATACTCAATTTTACCAAACTTTCTCATATTATTGTGATGAATGTGACCACAGATAATACCCTTATAATCACCTTTCTGAGCACAATAGTTTGCTATATCAGTTTCATACTGATTGATATAGTTTTTGCCTTTAATTGTATTCTTTAGGGCATACACTAATGAAAATCTAAAAATCTTTTCGAGAAATAAACTCAGCGGAGTGATAAACTCATATCCCCAATTAAAACAAAGTTGTTTCCAAGAGCCAGAAGAAAACTCAGAATGTTGATCTCCATGTGTGCAAAGATACTTATCACCATCTTTGGTCTTATACACATACTCTTCAACCATTTTGAAGTTTTCGTGGTCAAATGAACAATATCTTCTCAACATTCCTTCGTGATTTCCAGGAATATAAACGATTTCTACACCTTTCTTTGCAAGATTTAGAATTTGATGCACACATTCGGTATGTTCTTTCTTCCAGTGTGTATTATATTTCTCCATACAATACACATCAATAATATCACCGACCAACACTAACTTCTTGGTTTTGATTTCTTTCAAAAACTTATAAAACTTTTTTACATTACACCGTGTCGTGCCAAGGTGTACATCTGAAACAAATACTGCATCGAAAGTCATAAAATTATCTTCCCGTCACATCTTCGTAGTCTTGTAGTATACCATGCCTGAAGTGTAAACACAAGCGGGGCCAATCTTCCCATGCACCTTTCCATCCTTCGGGATGAATTTCAATATACTTTGTGATTTCATGGAGTTTGAATTTTCCATGTTTACCTGTTGGTATCCATTCGAAGTTTAGAAATCCATGTTTTTCGTTGTATCGTTCATCATCTTTGGCAATCTCTTCAAATGTATGAGTGTCATGATATTGTGGGCACCACAATCTACCTGCTGGATCTAACCAGTAGTCAGTCATTGTGCCACCGATACCTTCTTCAATATCTTTGGTTTGGCACACCACATTTGTAAACTGTTCTCCAAGATTATATGAAGAACGTAGATAGTCAAACATTCCCATTGTTATACCTCCAAATTATCAACAAGAATAGAGTTTGCGTCTTTTTTACGAATAAACATTTCAGTCATTCCTATTCTAATATGAATTGGACGAAACCATCCATTTCGTAACACTTCTACTTCATTTCCTTCAATTATACCAAGGCTTTTTAATTTATTTCGAAATCCTTGATTGCAAGATGAGATTGCGACTATTTTAGATTTTGTATGTGATTTGAGATTACTCAAAGTCTTCATCATTTAACTCCACACCATCAGTAAGTTCTTTGATTCTATCAAAGAAATCTTCATCCAGTGGATAGACTTTTTCTTCACCACGATCAATCTTATCGCACAGTTCCATCAGGTATTCTAGAAATTCTTTGGGATAAGTTTCATCCATATTGATACTTGCCCAAAACCATTCATAACACTCTTGATATGGATCATCCTCTTTCAGTAGAGCATAATTCTCATAGTTTCCACTGATGAGATCTCTCCACATCTTAAAGTTATTCCACATCTCTCTCCAACCAGTTTGGAAACAGTGCCCGAAATAATACTCAAACCAGTTCAGTTTGGTTTTCATTGTTGCTGTTCCTCTCACAGGTGTGCTAAACATTTACAATTTTCTCAAGATCTTCTTGAATGGCGCGAATAAAATCTTCTTCAGTCCAAGTATTTAACATACTTTCTACTGGATCATTTTCATCCCAGGTAATTTTAAAAGTATTCTCTTCAGTTTCTTTTACATCAATCATTTGAACCCCTTTACCTCTTGTTTTCTATCTAGAACTTCAATGTGACTCAAAAAGTTCCCACTACGGTTCCACCATAATAGTTGAGCATCTTCATAATTGTCAAATACTTGATAAGTGCCGTCACTATACACTACCTTATAATCGTGACGAAGATAAGGTTCATTTGATGTTTGCTTGAAGTATTGTGGTGATGATGGATCAATAAGTTGAGTCATTTTCTGCAATCCAGGAAATATTGATATCGTGCTGCATTTGTAGGAGAATATTCTACTACATTGCACTCTTCGTAGACATCCACGATACGAAACTTTTGCTCTACTGGGGTTGGTTGCATTTCTAACCAGTTTGCAGCACAATTCATAGCAAATGCAACTACTCCAAGTCCAACAATAAAAATAACAACTCCCTTAGTCATTCTTTTACCTCAATTGTGGGGACATCAATCCATTTACCATTTTCAAGAGATTGAAGTTTATATGACATACGAGTGTAAGTAATCTCCTTGTCTCTAAAAGGTGGAATAACTCTCAACCAGTGTAGAAACTTCGGCATATCTTCGCAAGTTTCAACCATTTTGTATTTTGTTTCAGTTTTTAGGTATCGTAATTTCATAGTTACCACCCAGTAAAACCAAAAATATATCCTAGTCCCCATTCTAATGTATGAGGTGGCAATTCGTCAATATGATTAAAAGCAGTTTGTCGTGCCAATAGAATGCGTTCTTTACCCACAGCAAGTAGATTTGCCTTGGATGCTTTAAGAAACTCGTTGTAATCTTCTGTGTTATTATTCTTTGCTCCACTAATGTATAACCGACGAACTTCTTTAAATAATTCTGCTGTTTCAGGGGCAAATGTGACTACATTCTCACCCAAAGGAATACTCATCGTTTTCATACATCCCATAGAAAACTTCATTGCATCTCTGGTTTCTTCTACTGACAAAGCATCCTCATCTTCAGATCTAAACATATGTTGAATCACTCCATTGGTGCATTCAATCACACGCAACAGAGCAATCTTATCCTTCTCCACATCAGGAAGAGATTCAAATAGTGTATCCCAGTCAGTCATTTTTCAGTTTCTCTCTGAGTTGTTCTTCTGTAAATGTAGTTTCACTAATCATATGTCCCAAAACTTCTTTGGAAGGATTTTTTGTATCGTAATCGCAGACATATTTGTTATGAGCGTCCCTAAAATATACCTTTCCATTTTTATCTTTTAGGTAGTTAATGTTTCCGTAATAACAAGAATCATCAATACTTCTTAAATAACTTTTTGGTGCATTGTCTAAAAACTTTACTGTTTCATTAACCAAAGAATATTCTTCTTTTTGTTCTTCTTGTTTGGGAACTACTTGAAGTTTAGACTTTGAAAGTAGTTTGTTGAGTAAGTTAATCATAATCATTATCAAAAGGGGGGCTTTACGATTCATTATTTCTTTAATCCTCTCCACCACAGCAGGATTTTGTGGTTGATTTAGTCTCTCTACAAGTTCATCATATGCTTCTGCGGATAGAATAATTTTTTTTGGTTCTTGTGCTAATCTCAACCTGCGTTCTGGGGAAATACTTAACCTGTAAGGGTCGTCATAAGGATAGATGTATTCTTGAAACCAACCAATACACAAACTCTCCCAGAATTCATCATATCCCCACTCATCACCGTCATTATAACAGTCAAGAATATACAGGACATTACGAAATCCATCAAGAAAAAGTTCCCATTTTGTTGGATTTTCAAATCTCATTTTAACATCTCATCAACATCAACAGCATCATAATCATCAATACCAAGTTTCAATCTTACAAAATCAGTAAAATCTGTAGCATCTCGTTCATAGACACAATATCCACCATTATTATCACTTTCTGTGTAGTTGGAGAAATAATCATCAAACACTACCATAATTGCAAGTGCTCTGGATTTATCGTGCTCCGTCAAGTTCTTATGAGGATGTGCTACAATTTTTGTAATACACTCAAAGAGTTCTTCACGAGTATATGAGAATGCTTTTGCTTCTTGGTTGAGTTCGTATGTCATACAGTCTCATCCCATTCCTCGTATCTGGTATTGATTCTACCAGCATTATTGAAAATATTCAAGTGTCCTATGCGACCATCCTCAAAATAAAATGCCATCCACACATGATGCCCTTCATCCATCACCTCATAATGATAGGATTTGATGTTGTCAAGTAGAAACTCGTCTGGGTTGAATAGTGTTTTATCATCAGTCATTTCAGTTCTCCATAAAGTTCCAAAATCCTTTTTGCGATCACTATAGCAAGTTGTTTGTTGCCGATAGACATATCTTCGGTAATGTTTTTAGAACCTTCTTCGTGTCCCTTTTCACTGGACTTAATGTAAACTCCACCATTATCAGCATTGAGTTCTACACGATAAGTCATTCCCTCTGCTTCATCACAGAGTTCATAAACATCAGTCAAACTATGAAGAATCTCAGTTCCAGGAACAATGTTGTAGGGTTGGAAAGTCATTTGATGTTCAGCATCCATTATTCAAGACCTCAATAATATTCAGTATATCACGAACATTTACCAAAATCAATTCGTCCTTCACATAAGCACATTCTTCTACAAGTGCCAGAAGAATTGCACCATATTCATAACGAACACGAACACTCATAGGGTCTTTATCTTCCAAACGAATAAGTTTTCCAACAG